AGAACATAAGACTTAACAACGCACCGGAGACAAATGAAATGGGTAAGGGACAAAAGACTTGTGAGAATTGTGGTCAAACTACTGGCCCCCGTGCTTATGCGTGTAAGAAGTGTAATACTCCTTTCGTCTTTAAGGCAAAGAGTAAGGAACACAAAAATACCAAAATTATTCAGAACGTCAACTGGCGTGAATTGGTAAAGGGAGACAGAATCAAGGTTGGTGGTGGGCCGTATTTTTTTAGCAAGGGCGACTTTATCCCTATGGGTTATAGGGGTAGATTTGTGGTTGAATCAGTAGATAAAAATGGTATTCTTGCTTGGGGTATTGACAAGAACGCTGGATTTGCTCATATTTATATGGGAGGAGATATTCAGAATAAAGAAACTGGTGTTTGGAAAACTAGGCACAAGTTGATTAAGTTGAAACAGAAAGATCCAATGGCATGAGTTTAAGTCCTAATCAAAAAGAAGCACTAGAAAATCTATACTCTCATAGAGATCATATAGAAGATCATCTTAATAAAATTGATACTATTTTAAAGATGTATTTTTCAAAAGAATATGATCTGGCATACCAACACTGGCTGCCGCAAATGAAAACGGCCCTAAGAGATAATACAAAGTGGCTTCCTAGAGGACAATATAGCATGGATTATACTCTGAATCACTTGATTGATGATTTAGATAAAGGTGTAAGTAAATATATCAAATAAATTTATATTGGAGAGAATGAATATGTCTGATGTTTATGCTATTGTTGATATTGAAGGATATGCCTCAGAAATGCGTGAGGCTGCCGCTAAAACAATATCTGATTCACATGAAGATAATTTGGATGATTTTATTAGTATTGATCAAATGATTGGTTTGGTAAAAGAAAACTGTGTTGGTTTTGATGCTAATGATAGACCATTATTGAATGAAGATGCTAACGAAATCATTTATGAGTCAACAGTATCATGGATACATGGTGTTGGGCTGGCTAAATTGGCTAGTAAAGGTTTGATTGAATGTGCTTGGGATAATGATACCAACGGAATGATTTTCTGGTCTAATGAGATCAAATCTGATGATTCAAAATCTAAAGGAAAATCCAATGACAAACGAAGAAATAAAAAAAAGAATTAGAGACTTAGAAGATAAAATACATGATTGTAAAGCATATATCTCATCTGATTTTTGTGTGAGTTGTAATGAGATGTATGAAAATATTAAAAAGCATGAGGCAGAGATTAAACTTCTAAAGGAATTGTACCACAACGACTAAAAAATATTCTCAAGAGTTGACAAGCCGCTGGTCGATGATATAATGGTGGCAGGACGGTGATGATCTTTAACAATTTGGAGCGTTCGTCTAATGGTCTAAGACGCCAGTCTTATTAACTGGCTATGGGAGTTCGATTCTCTCACGCTCTATTTTTATTACTTATTAAAGTTAATCACTTCTTGACATAGTTTAATAAATTCTTCTTTTGTCAAACTATGTTTTGCTTGATTTGCTTCTTTACAAGTTATACCGCAATTATTTAAACTATTATCCCCACCTTTACTAATAGGAATAATATGATCTAAATGATATGATCTACCATCATCTAGATTAATTTTTCTTCCCGTTAAATAACAAGTTGGATTTTCACCAATTTTATTTATTAGGTCATTTATATTAAATAGTTGCTGTGTTTTTTTGGTTTTCCGATTCATAGAAAAAAACCTTATTTTAATAGTTAATATTTTCTCATAAGAACGAGTTTCGGTAGGCGAAGATATTGGCGAATAATGTCTATAACAGAAAGATTCTATTTTATTTTTAATCACACTTGATGACCTACGTTTTCTTTGTCTATTATCCTTTTTTTCTTTTTGATTTTTACCACAATAATAACTAATTGTACTTTTAGAGCAATTTAATTTATTTTGAATATCGTTATATGAATAACCTTTTTTTCTAAGTTCGACTATTTTTAATTTTAGTGCTTGCTTCATTGAGTCGATCCTCCTAGTATATAATACACAAACAAGAAGAAAAACAAGGAATTTTTATGACACATCGCTCATTATGCTGTATGCCAATAGTAACTCTTTTATTTGGTCTATTAGTTTTATCAATTGGTTTTAATTGGGTATTTCTTGAGAAAATCAATAAACTAAATCATGTAGTTAGCACTATAACTTCACCAGTTAATGATGACGAACTGAAAAAATTAATGGAAGAAGTTAAAAGGTTATCAAAGCAAACATATACTTCAGGCACTAAGTATGATACTAAAACTAGAGAACCAATACAAAATGATTTCTGAAATTACTAATGACAGAGAATGGACATTAAAATATTCTTTGTTTAATAGGAAATGCTATTTTAGTGGACAGTCTTTAAGGTTTCAACCATGCTATGTTGGAAGAAAAAAGATTCGCTCATTATTATCAAAAAGGTATCAAAATGATGATATTTGGATAAGCAAAGAACACTATCTGGATATGATTAAGAATGGAATGGTGTAAAACATAGTAACCTTCCTTTATATTAGTTAAGTAACTAACCCGCCTAAAAGAAAGATTATCATGAAATACAGACTTCTGTTTATCGGTCTATTATCAGTTTTATTTGCTTCACTAACTATGAATGTTATTCATTCAGAATCATTGGATGTTGCTAAAGAAAGCATAAGAATAAATGATATGGTGCAAACAAAAGTGATTAATAACCTAAATGACAGACTAATTGAATTAGAAGATTAATTAAGGGCTAGTAAAGGTATCGACAGGTAAAATAGATTTAGACGGCATCGACTGGTTGAATAACGGGCCAGTATAAAAGTTATTCAAAAAATGTTTAATTGGCGAAGTAAATCTCGCTCTCGCTGCCTAATTAATTTAGGTACGAGTGGGGCTATATGGGCCTTATTACCCAATCATGTTGACTCAGATAAATCTGATAAGGAAGTCTAACCCGAAAACATAGACAATGATCGTAACCGATCTGATGAAGATAATTTCTTCTAGGTTTGTCTACTGTCCGAATTACAATAGACTAACGATGTAGAAGTTTATGTTGACGTTTATTCTGGACGGCAGTTCGACTCTGCCCTAGTCCACTTAATACTATGAGAAAAATTTGTTCATACTGTGAAAAAAGGAAGAACTTAAAAAGTTTCCCCAAGCATAGTATGTACAAAGATAATCTGGATAGTAGATGTAGAAGTTGTGTTAAGAAACAAACTAAAGTTCGTGGAAAACTTCACAAAAAAGCCCCTCCTCGTCCAGAGGTATGTGAGTGCTGTAAAAAAGTCCCATTAAAATGGTGCTTGGATCATGATCATTCTGATGATTCTTTTAGAGGATGGGTCTGTGAGAGATGTAATACTGGTTTAGGTAAACTAGGAGATAACCTAGAAGGTATTGTGAATGCTATGAATTATTTTCTTTCAAGACCAAATCGCAATTAGACGATACTTGACAAAGCGATGCCAGTAGTGTAGAATGGAAGAACACAACAAGGAGAAATTGGTATGAGTTTCGATCATCTTGGCAGTTTTGTTAGAGAACTTAGGGCGACGAGTAGCACTATTGATAAGGCTGAAATTATTGAGGATTATACTTCCTCTAATGAGGAAGGAGCAAGTTTTATTAAGAAAATTCTGCTCTATACTTATCATCCTACTTGGCAATATAATGTTACTAGCGATAATCTGAAGAAAAAGAAGCATCTAAAGTCAAAGAATTCTTATAAGAATATTTTTGATCTTTTGGATGATCTTAAAGGTCGTGCAATTACTGGTCACGATGCTATTAGTGCTGTGAATAGTTTTACTGATAGTTATCCTGAGCATGAGGAACTTATCCACTGTATTATCGACAAAGATTTGAAAACCCGTGCTGGAGATAAGATTATTAATAAGGCTATTCCTAATCATATTCCAGAGTTTAGTGTTGCTCTTGCTGATAAGTATGAGCCTAAACTTGTAGATTGGAAGGACGGTTGGTATGTTAGTAGGAAAATTGATGGGGCCAGATGTATCGCTATTGTTGATGCGTTTGGTAATACCACTTTCTTTTCA